GCAGGAATCCGCATCGTGTAAGTTCCAGAGACAAAGCCAGCTTCAACAAAGTTGGTGTTGTCCAAGTTGGAGATAAGCAACTTGTACGGACTAGATACATCAACTGGAACATCCAGAGCTTCAACGGTTGTGGCAATTGATTGGGTCTGTGAACCCATATCAACGCCAGCCATCGTGGCGCTCTTGGTGTAGGTTACGCTCGGAAGAAACGCTCCACCTTTGGAGGCGTACAAGCGAGCCGTCATTTGAATTTCGTCAGCCATGTTGTGTTAGGTTAGATTGTAGGTGTTAGAGTGTCTACAGGATAAACAAAAGTGTCCCAAGCGGCAAATGTCCAAGTCTCATTGCGTTCAACTTGATTTGTTTTAATGACTAAAGAGGTTGAATCGTTTGCTTTTAACCAAGCCCAAATAGTTCCTTTTGGAGTTAAATTTTGATCAGCAGGAGCTTTTGGCATAATTGATCTTACTGAAGCAGGAAATTTATTCAAGTCTGCCAAAAAAGTTCCAGTGTAAACAACTGGAACAAAAGAAGGTGTTTTTGGGAGTCCGTTTAATCCAGAATAATTTGATATCCTAGTCAAAGAAACTCTTGAAGTCTGAAAGCTGGTTTGACCGCGAGCAAACTTTACAACTAGCTCTCCAGCGATTGGGAACAATACGTCTGAGAATGTAAGCTTGTTGTTTTTTGGATCTTCACTAGCAAACTTAATGGCTCCATAGTAATCCCCTTCTGTTGCTCCGGTTCCAAAAGTTTCAACAAACCTTTTGGCTTCTGCTCTTACCTTTGCCAAATCAAATAAAGAAGCATCAATGTATTCTGTTCTAAACTCATATCGAAACGATGGTGTTTCATCATTAAGAGTTTGTTGAGTTATAGGTGCTGGTGTAGTAGCTGCACCAGTTTGGAGCGCGTAGTCTATCGGAACAGCGGTTCCGCTATAAGTAACAGTTGCTTCTGAATAAGGACCGTTTTCGATTATTTGATATTTTCCACCAGCATTAACCCACGCAAGCGAAGCAACTCGCAAAGCGTCTTTGCTTCCTCTGTATTTGTAAACAACAACTAATCCAGTACCGTCTCCGCTGGTGTATTCCCGAGATACCTCAACGAATTGAAGTTGTTCTGGATTGATTAACGAGCTTTTGACAGTTCCCATATTATTCTCTTGAGATTACTTGTGCCGTTGTTGCGCTACTCTTAGCAATCAGTTTGAGTTGAATTGTCTGCTCAATAGCTTGTTTGATTGCGGAATCTTGACCGCTTTGAAAACCAGTGAATCCACCAATGCGAGCAAGCGAGTCTTGCGCTCCACCAAAAGCAAATTTTTGACCAACTAATTGTTCGTAACCCATTTGCGAACCTTGAAATTTGTTTCCTGTTGCGGTTTGTGGAGGTTTTTGACTTGCAGTAGCGTTGATTCCAAGAAATTCGGCAACTGCAAATGGTACAGACATTAATCCACCTGCTATGGTTGAAAATACTCTAGCAAATCCGCCTCCACCTAAAGTCTGAGTCATCTCCTCAATAAGCTTATTCATTTCAGCTAGAACTCGCGCTGAATAGCTCAGTAATGGAACTGAAGTNACCTGCATCTGCTTTATTAACCTATCCATCTCATCATTGAACCGTTCAATTTGTTTGATGTCTTCCGCTTTGAATAAATCAATTGGACCTAAGTCTTTGAGTGTTCCCGCTGCCATTGCTGCTTTTGTAAGCTTTAAGCCAAGCAAATCCGCAGCCGCTGCCATTAACGCAGCATTGTTTCTGTTTGCATTAAGAACTTCTCCAATACGAACAAGCACTTGCTCGCTTCCAAGTGAAGCGTTAGTTAAATCCGAAACACTGATGCCAAGCTGCTCAAATGCAGCAAGCTGAGCTTTGTCTCCAGATATAGCAGACTGTCTTGCGTCATTAATTCTAGCAATTGCACTTGCCACCGATTCAAACTTTACACCGTAAAGCTTTGCTGCCATCTGAAATTTCTGAACGTCGTCAGTAGACATATTCAGTTGCTCAGAAAGCTCACCAACTCGATCAGCGGCTTGGACAACTGAATGAGCAAATCCAGTTACAGCAGCAATTGATAAAGCTCCAGCCAATTGACTGCTGACCGCAGATTTGAAGCTTGATCCAAATTTTTCGCCTAATCCCTGAGCGCGTTTGATTCCCATCTCAAATTGAGACGAATCAATTCCGAGCTTCACCAACATTGATAGGATACCCATATTAGTTATCTTGTTGGTTTTGCCAAATGGCTTCGCTTTGGTCGTCCCACAACTGAACTTGCCCCATCATCTCTGCGTGAGCTAGAATCAGCCTTTCTGCGTCACCAAGAGGCATCCTGACGGCATCGTCTGGTCCAATCCCAATATTAAGACAACCGACAAGCACTCGCTCGGTCCACAGCATTGCCGGACGCTTTGATTTAGTTCCCGATTCAATCAGCACCTCAGGAGCGGTTGACTGCTCTTTGAGCCACAACTGGAACTTGTCGGACTCAACCATCAGATTCATTCGCTGAATCCGCTTCGACCACAACCAGAGGAACAGATCCCTCCAGACTGATTTGATTGATCTAATGGACTCCAGAGGAGGCTGTGAGCAAACAAGCACAGCCTCCGCTAGATCATTGGACGTAATCTCNCCACCTANAACGTAAGGAGATCGAAGTCTTTGCAGCAATATCGCGTGTCCTACAGTGTAGGGGACGAGTCGAACCCCAAGCACCACTGGTGCTGGAGGTCCGGTCTCTGCGAGTATCTTTGCAAGTTCTGACACGATTACAGAGTGAATACAGCGGCGTTTCCAGCCATCGCAGTCGCATCAAGATACTTGGTGACGGTCACAGTGACCATAACCTTTCCGCTGCTGGTGAATTTGACGCTTCCACCACCAGCATAGACATAATTTCCATCCAGAGAATTTGAGGCTCCGCTGCCGATAGTCACGCCGTCGCTGGAAGCAATGGTAGCGTAACCATTCACAGCAGGAAGACCAGCGGCAAGCTTGGCTTGAGCAAAGCTCGCAGCGGACGGAATAAACGTCACGTTCAGCGAAATGCGCTCATTAGCGGAGACCTGAGCGACAACCTCACCAGCAGAGTTCTTAATCTGCTCAACATCGGCCTCATGGGTCGCGTCGTAGCTCTCAATGGTGGTGATTGCTCCAGTTGTCAAAGCCGTTCCACTAGGAGTGAAAAGTGTTATCGTTCCTTTCGCTCCATAGACTAGAGCGAGTCCTTTTGAGTTTGCCATGTTTGGTGGGTTGTTAAATCGTGTTTGCTGCTGCGAAAATTGTCATGGATCGCGAAAAAGTTCTAGCTCTTTCGCTGATGTCGTTGATCCCAAAGTCAACTGGAACCGCAAATTGCGCGTTGAAGCCTCCAGAGGGATCAGTGTCGAGTGCGTCTAACTCCGCAATGTTGCCGTCAACATAGAGGTATTGCAGGAGATTCTCAAAGATTTGAACAACCGCCAGAGCTTGAGCCTCCGAGGTATCGTCTGCGGATAACTGAAGCGTAGCGGTTATGTCCACCTCGCAAGTGCGGTCTAGGGGATGAACCGGAACCGCAGTCGATGCGCGGACAACAATGCGCGGGAAGCTCGGCATCTGGTCATCCAGATCTTGGTCCGCAAACGCACCGTGACCGTAGCTTGTAAGACAAGTCGGAGTGCCAATAGGAGACGCAGACCAGTCTTCAGCGGCCAGCCAGTCAACTAGAGCGCGTTCAGTGCGTAGGGCTACAGCGTTCATGTAACTGTGATTCCTTTGGATTCAGACCCATCAAAAGCGGCTTGCAGTGCTGCGGCAATGTGATTTTCAAGCTCACGCGCTTCGTCGTTGTAAGCTTGCTGCATGGCTTTGCTGTAAATTCCTTCAACGGTCCCAACCTGATTGTCGGCCAATCCAATGTTCATGCGGACATGGCTGGATGGATTGAATCCGGCTTTGGCGTTGAATGCGTAGGCGGAAGATCCTCGATGCATCGCTACATTCTCCTGCGGCAAGCCGTATTGATTCGCAAGATTGATCAACGCTTGGTTTCCAGCCACTGACTTAACGCCGGCAGACCCCTTCTTTGCGCGTCGAGTTCCGCCAAATTGCTGGAATGATGGTGACAGCTTTTTTATGGCTTTAGTCACGCATGACTTGAGGTATCCAACAGAACCAGCAGCGCGTCTGCGGAGCTTTCCCGCAGCGTCACGCATATCTTGACCGTAGAGACCGGGTTTTCCAGCCTTCGCGTTCTTGGCTTGCGCGATTAAGTGGACCACTCGTAGCTGTCGAGATTTACCAACTCTCTTGCCGGTCTTCTTGTCAAAGCGATCCGCTCCAACTGGTCTGTTGAAGTAGTCCAGAATCTTGTTACGAGCCGCTTGTGGAGACTTTGGAGGCAACAAGCAGTAGAGCCGCAGCATCAAGAAAAACGTGCGAGCGTTGACGGCATCAGCAAGAGATCGCTTGGTCTTGGGGAGGTACTCCTTCCAAGCCTCATCAAACCTCGACGTATCAACTGTAACGGTTGGAGTCATTTGGTTTTAGAGCCAAGTTCAAGAGCATAGTAAGCTCCAGATCCGTCTCGCTTGGCAGACATAATCCGCATCTGGCGACCGTCGTAAGTGAGGAGTCTTCCAACCACCGGAATCATCTTCCCGAAAGTCAGCAGCAAGCGGTCAGTGTTCTCTTGCAGTAGAAAGCTTCCGCTCTCTTGCAGGAGCCGATCACCGTTAGAACCAACGTCACAAGACCAGACCGCAGCGTCAACGGTTACTAGCGTTGAGTCAGCCAACCGCCAGTCGGAAAACTTGACCAGCACTCGCGCTTGGACGTTATCCTGAAACCCACCGGAGATAACCGAGTTAGCGTCACTGATCGCAGCAGGGAGACAGCGCACCAGCACTCCCTGCCACAAAAACGACGGGTTTCCCATCGCGCTCTGTAGCACAGACATCCCCAACTGGAGACTTGTGGCTATAAGGTTCAAGCGGCGTGGAAGTAGACTCCAGTGACAATTAGTGTAGATCCAGACTGAACTTGAGACGCTAGAGAAGAAGTGTTGCCGTTTTCAAAATGAACAATCTCAGCGTAAGATTGACCGGCAATTACACTACCTTCAATTTCAGTCTTAGCGTTTGCGTGTAGACCGTTCGCTTGAACTCCAACAGCCGCAGCGTAGGTTGAAACATCTGGGATGCTCAACCGCAGTGAGCCAGAAGCTGAACCGCTTGCGGCAGTTACCGACAGCGAAACAGAAAACCAACGCAGATTCCCGATCTCCGTATATCTCGCAGAATTGATTGTAACAGTGTACGTTCTACCACCACCGGAATCTGTTAGAGTTGGAGTGTAAGCGGTCGCGGTATTAAGAGCCGAGATGTCGGTGTACAACTCGGTAAAGTTGTCATTCGCTTTGATCCAAGACCCGCGCAACGTATCACCGTTGTTGTCGTTTGCGGTTGATCCGACATTGATAACTTGTTGTGACATATCAGTCTTTTGGCAATGCGTACCAACCTTCTGGAAGCGTTATCCGGTTGCTGGAGCGAACAGAAACACCATCCGCTCCTTTGACCCATACTTTGGCTTTGACGCTCTCAGCAAGCCTTACCGGCTCACCGTGAGGCACCATAACCACGCGAGAACCACAACCGCAACTAGCGATCAGACTCAGCAATACGATCCAGCAACTTCTTTTTGAGGTCTGGATCTCGTTTTGCATCTTCAACGGTAGGTGGTGTTTGAACGAAACTAGTCAGCCACTTGAGCAAAGCGGTAACGATCTGTTCGATGAAATTCACTCGGGCTTTTTGTCAGCGTCTTTGGCAGCGATCAAACCAAAGCCAATTGTCACAGCGGCAATGGTAGCAGCAATATCAATGTTGGTCGTGGGGTCACCATCGAACAGAGATTTCAAAGCACCACCAACGGCAACCATGATTGCGCCAACACCAGCGAGAGTTGTTTTCCAGTTCATTTTTTGAAGGTTTTATACAGACCGATTGATGCGGCAATGAAGGCTAAAACAGCGGCTCCAAGCTGGAACCACTGAGTTAGCTGCGGGATGAAAGAAACCGCACCAGCAGCGGCAGCGGTCGCTAGAGAAATACCAACTCCGCTGCTGTTGTTAGTGTCGGTTTGCATTACTCGGATTTAGGTTGTGCGGCGTTGACGATTAGATCGACAAGCGGCAAAGCGACCTTTGCGTTTTGAATGCCTCCTGCTTTGACGGCAATGTCGATGAGTTGCAGCAAACCGCTGGCTTGTTCTTGAGTGAGTTTTACGGTGATTTCCATATTAGGCGGCTACAGCTTGAGCGATAATTACCGGCTCCGCAACCTTAACCGAAGGAAACCACGGCAACGGCAGCGTCACCACCGGAGGATTGATCTGGTCATTGATCTGCTGCGTCACGTTGGCTTCGATGGCGGTCTTATCGACGCCATTGGCGTAGCACCAGTTCAAGACCTGTGCTTCGGTCAGATCCTCGTAAGGCGTGAACTCACCAGTCGGCGGCTGGAACGAGCATGAGCCGTAGCAAGTACCGCTGTATTGATCCTGAGTGCCGTTGCATCGCCAATCGGCGGTGATGACGACATCAGTAAGTGAGCCTTCGGTCGGCTTAACGAGAAGGCGTTCGATGATCCAGTTGATAGTAATCATGGTATTGGTTAGGCAAGCGTTATGTTGGCGACTCGGGTTGTACCATCAGATCCGCGATAGCTGAAGCGTAGATTGGTGTTGCTGGTAGCGTTGACGGTAAGCTGACCGTTGGCAGCAAGAGTCGGAGGTGTAGATGGTGACGTTAGAATCAAATTGCCAAGATAATCAATTCTGGCTCTCTCTCCCCATGCTGCTCCATTGTACGTCTGAAAAGCGATGTTACCGCTTGCGGTACGAGAACCGATGACTCCGGTATTCTCGGTTGTCATTGCCCCAAGAATAATACCAGCCCCATTGCCGGAAACCAATTCTCGGACATCAAGACCAGCTCGACTGCTTGCGGTCAAAGTACCTGTTCCAGCCGCTTTGAAAACACCAGAACCATCACCAGAAGCAGGCGTAACCCCCACGCCCAACCCCGTAGAGTTGAGGGTCATTCTGGTGCTGCCTGAGCCGTCGCCGAAAGTGTATACACCGGCAGGAGTTAGATTGAAAATCTCCTGCGTGTTTGCTTGATTGCGAATTGAAAGAAAGCTGGAACCACTATACAAGAAAAGGGTTGCAGCAGTCGGAGTAAACACCGGATTACCTCCAGAGGTGTTAATTACAGACGCAGGAAAGCTCGTTGCTCCACCGATAGTCAGCGTGCCGGTGATGGTGGCGGAGCCAGCGGTAACGAGTCCGGTGACAGTTAGTGCTCCACTCGCGGTTGGCGAGGATGAGAGCAGATTGTTGATGCTGATGCGCTTTGTGCTACCACTCGCTGGAGGTGTTGCCGAAACATCGACAATCGGCAGCATATCCGAAACTGGATCTGCCGCCGTGAGGTTTGTTAGTTCTGAGATTTTTAGGTCTGCCATGTCAGTAAACGGTTAGAATGAATTTTCCTGAGTCTTCTTGTGTTAAAAAGTCTGCGCTTTCTGTGAGTAGCGAATCGTAGGTTCCAAACGAATAGACCAGTTTGTTACCTCCAATGTTTTCTTCTTGGACTAGATACTCTCCGCTCTCACACAGAAGATCTCGGCGCATGATCGGCGGTTCAGGTTCAGCACCAGTGCTGACATGAGTCCTGTTGATCGCTATGCCGATTGAGATCATTACGGTGTTCGGGCTTTGACCGCAATAACGCTACCAGACGAGATTTGAAATGCAGTTATATCGCCGGGAATCGTGATTCCNGTAGGCATTGTTTTGGACGGCCAATTACCGGCAAACTGAAATCCGGTTATCGACGCAAAAACAGTCGGCTCCGTAGGAATCAAAGCAGACCAGTTGCCAGTTTGCGCCGCAGTGCTTGTGATTAGCTCAGAGCCATAACGGCCCATACTATACTCGGTTGCTATGTCTGCTTGCAGTGCCATAAAATTGTGTTTCGGTTAAAGGGGAGGCTGTCAGCGTATCCAACAGCCTCCCCAGTTTTGGTTTGTTAACCCTTACGGATCTTCGGTGCTAAGGCTCCTTGTACCCACAAGATGAGCTTGCCTCCTTCAGGAACAGAAACAGTGTTGAAATTAGTGCGTTGGAGAGTCGCATCAATTTCGGGACCAGCCAGCAATTTAGTTTTGCCGGTCTTGTCCACTGCTATGGTTGTTGCAATGCGCATAATCTTAGGATTAAGCGGTGATCAGAACCTCAGCTTGCGTAGTATCCGCAGCAGCCGCACCAAACATGATATCGTAAGAAGCCATATGAGCGCGGGTAGAACGGGAATACCAGACAGTAAGCAACACAGACAGACCGTTGCTCAACTCAACAGTGCGCTGCTCAACAAACTCGCCAGCGATCATTCCAACCGGCAAGCCGCTGGCAACCGCGATAGCGTCCTGACCGCAAACGAAGCCAGCGGTATTAGCAATAGCACCAGTGTAATCGTTCTGCTCCAATATGTTGGCGAATCCAAAATAGCCGTTGTTCAACGGGCCGTATCGGCTGTCAGGGAACGGATTAGTTCCAGCGGCAGCAGTGAATTGACCGGAGAACATCAAACGGGCCAAATGTCCACCGTCCAGCAGAAGCAGCTTCTGCCGATAATTCTTAGCCAAAGCCAAGATTGCAGGGAGGTCGCTAGAATCAAAGTTGGCAGCAGTGCCAATAACAGTACCAGCACCAAACAGAGCAGCGGTCATCTGAGCGGTGACCTTCTTGGAAATACCAAGAGCGAAGATCTCAGCAGAACCCATCGCCAGATCGCTAATAGCGAAACCCTGATTCAGTTCCTGCTGAGTAACGGTAAAGGTCTTAGTGATCTGATTGACGGTAACGCTAGTGGCGGCAAGCGTAGACTGGTTAGCAGCACCATCCTCAAAGTTAGAGGCGTTATCAACAGTCGCATCGCCGGTGGTAAACTTCTTAACTTGGACCGTTGCGCGGGGACGCAAGTTATCCAAGCCAACGTTGCGCGTAAAGCCAGCGATCATCGCGAGCTTAGTGGTAGCAACAGTGATAACAGCATCAGCGAGATAATCGACAACCAAGCCAGCCGCGAACGTGTTCGCATTCTGGGGAGCGATCATCGCGCTCTGACGCAGCAACTCGCTGTGGTTTTGGATCAAGAAGCTCTGACGCTCTGCACCAGCGCGGAGTGACTTGTGCTTCTCCAGTAGCGGGTTGCCCAAGTTCACGATCACGGGACGAACCGGATCGGGAGCAGGAGCGGCGGTGGGAGACTTGATCGAAGCCTCCAAAGCGGAGAGCTTCGCGAGAATCGCAGTGAGATCAACGGGAGCGGCAGGAGCAGCCGCAGCCGTCACAGTAGTAGCAGTGTCAGACATATGTGTGTCGGTGGTTTGTGTTGGTTGCGGCGTGGAGTCCACGCCATTTTTGCCGTTAGCGGTTTGGCTATTAGCAGAAAGCTTGTCGTCTAGGGATTCGTCTTCTTGCTCTTCTTGACGCTCAATCTGAGCATACAGAGCGTTGAACCAATCGCGTCCAGCAGCACCTCCCCAGAGGTTAGCTGCTACGTCCGCAGGAGTGTTGGGTTCAGCCTCAAGAAATCGGCCATTACGCGCCCACCAATTGTAGGCTTTATCAACCTTATCTGCGGTAGGAGCTTCGCCAGAAATCAGCGACTTAGCGTCAGCTACTGTAGCGGGTTCAAGACCGTCGCCAGCAAGACCTTCCTCGTATTGCTCAAGACCTCGACGGAGGTTGTTCTTGACCGTCTCAGGAGCAGTCTTGGTGACAGCGCGAGGATGCCATTTCGCGGCCATTGCCAACTGCTTGATGGGTTTGTCCACCAAGCCAAAAGCTAGGGCCTCAGCGGTGGTAAACCAAGTCTCTGCTTTCATCGCAGCGCGGATAGACTCAGCGGAGCGACCAGTCTTCTTATTGTACACTCCAACCAAAACCTCAGCGTGTTGATCAAGAGCTTCGGCCATCTTCCGCATATCTTCGGAAGTACCAGAAGCCATACCTGACGGATCGTGGATCATCATCAGAGCAGCGTCAGCCATCTCGACGCGATCACCAGCAAGAGCAATGATAGACGCAATGGAAGCCGCAATGCCAACAACCCGAGTGGTCACCGGAGCTTTGCGACCGCGCAACTGGTTGTAAATGCTGAGACCATCCCAAACATTTCCGCCGGGAGAGTTGATCTCTACAAGCAGCGGACCATTGCCAATCTCGTTGAGAACATCCGAAAACTGTTTTGCAGATAGACCGCTTCCACCGTACCAGTCTTCGCCAATCTGATCGAAGATCTGAACAGTAGCAGGATCGCCGGCAGCGTTTGCCGGTGCGTAGTAAAGCCAATC